AACTGGAATGGAACGAAGTGCCATTCTGACATATTGATCGTATGCCGCAGTTACGAGTGCGCTGATGCTAGACGTGGTTGTGGGGGTACCTGTTGGAATTGCCATTAGGTCTAGCCTTTCTTGTTTAGGATCGGATTAGAGTCCAGACAACCTAATAACTTCATCCAGTTCTTCTTTGCTGTTTGCATTGAGCAGTCTTTGCATAATATCTCCATTATGTTCTGGTGATACACCAGAGTCTGCGGAGTTTGTCATACGCTTATATGCTGCAGCATCGTTTGGATTTACGTTAGGTGTTGCCTGGGTTTGGCCTGTTTCAATACCGAATACATCGGCATAGTCTTCAAGCCATTTAGATACAGACTCTTCAGTTGGGTCTATATCCTGTGGGATAAATGAAGCAATTTTGCTGTTTACCCCGCGACTTGCGAGGGCATCCTTTATTGCTCGTTCGCGCTGTGCTTTGTTCAGGCCTTCAAACTGAGAACGAAGTTCTTGCAGTTCTTTGTCCTTCTGCTTAGCTGCTTTGCGTAGTTGCTTTACTAGATCGTTTGATGAGTCATCCATTGTGAAGTCGTCATCATCCTCGTAGTCGTAATTGGACATAGTGGTCCTTCTCCCTATTAGTTGTTGGCGCAGGCCTCACATATCCTTGGGGCGGGTTATGTGGCTCCTACTCCTGGTCTTATTATCGCTCCACTAGGCCAGTCGTTCTAGTGGCAGGCTTTTTATTTAGTAGGCGCCAGCACGATCTCGTGATAATGCGCTAGATGATATTCCGGTCTTCTTGCCAAATGTGGCTTGTTCAAGTCCGGATATCTTCTGTGTCTTCTTTAATGCATCTGTTGAACCAGGAACATTAAGAACTAATTGTTCTGCAGTTTGTTGTGTGTATGGATCTTCTCCATAGATAGATGCAAGTTGACCACCGCGCAAGGCAGCTCCAGCAATTGTTGGTGCTGCTTGCTGGTATTGCTTACCGGTGATTCCAGCCTTGGCAAGTGCTTCAGCACCTGCAAATGTTGCACCTAGTCCTGCTCCTAGTTGAGCACCACCGATTTCAGCAGATGTTACCTTGCGTTTAATTTCATCTCTTGCATTTTTTGGATCAAGAACATAAGCAAGGATTTCGCCATTCTTAATTTCTGGATAAAATTCTTTAAGCGCTTTAAGCACTTCTGGGTTGGCGTTGATAACACGTTGCTGTGCCGTCATAATTCTATCTTCTAATTCTATGTTATCTACATCATTGGCAATTAACTGGGTAAAGCCTTGCTGTGAAGTGACTCCAGTTACTGGGTCAACTGTTTGCTTCCAATAACTTTCAGGCAAACCATAGTTACGCATAATATTCTGGTATTGATCTTCTAGCGCAATGTATTCGGCTGGACTTAGAGCGGTAAGTCCTTTAGCAATACGATCTTTGTTTGCACTAAAACGATTTTGGTAAGCCTTAGTATTTTGCAATTGAACAGAAAACTCTTTTGGATCAAAAGCATTGTCAATTAAATAGTTCTTAATGTCAGAGACTAGACTGCCTAAGCCATACTTATTAAACTCATCAAACAATAAATCGTATGCGGATTTACGTCCTGCTTTATCTGTTTCAGCCATTATTTACCCCATAAATCCAAAGTCTTGAAGAACCTGTTTAGTAGCATTTGCCACTTGTCCCCGAGCTTTATCTGTATATTGCCAGCGGTCATCCTTGCGTAATTGCTTGCGTAGCTCTGCAAGACTTATATTTCCAGCAAGAGCGTTTTGAATATTTCGATCTGTTACATCAATAGATGTATAAGGTAATTCTAACTCGTCAGCTATAGTTGCACGATATGGATTAACAATTTCAGTTAAATCGTTGCCTTCATCAATTAACTTCTTAGCCCATTCTGGCATAGCAGTTTTGGCATAATTGCGAATCTTCTGGTTAAAGTCTTCAATAGAAGCACCAGATTGAAGTTCTTTAGTAACTTGGTCAATAGTATCAAAGCCAAGAACCTTTGGAAGCATACTAGCTGAGATACCATTACGAGTAGCAGTTGCAACCAATGCGTTGTAATCAACTGCTGGTGCTCCACCAGTTTTACCTGGCGTAAATGGTTGCTTGGTTGATAGTTCATCAACAATTGTTAGATCATCAATGCCACGAAGGTAATAGTCATCAAGTTGGGCATCTGTATAAGTGATGCCTCTTTTTTTAAGTTCAGGAGTAAGAGCAAGTTTCCAACTTTTCAAACGTTCTTTGAAGAGATCACTATTTTCTAACTGTAGTAAGTAACGACCTCTAGCATCAGTGTCTAACTTTGCCCACTTGCTCTTAAACAAAAGATCTGCTGCTGCAACTTTATTTGTTTTGTAAAGCTTAAAGACCTCTTGTAATTCTTTGCCATAAATCTTATCTGAGAGAAGTGCCTCGCCAATTCCAAGATTAGATAGAGTATTCAAACCAGCGGCAATTTTTGCATTATTTGCTTCTGCCGCCGCTGCTGCTGCTTCTGGAGTTTGACCACCACTAGTCATCTGAGTAGATGCCATTTCAGTTGCGGCTTTGTCCATTGTTTCTGTTTTGTAAACTTTATTATCTTTGGCGTTATACCAGTTTCCTTGTTTCAAGACGTAATACACATCACCCTTATTTTGTGGGTCAATCTTTCCATTTTTGCGCCATAGTGCAACTTTATCTCCATTGACAGAATCGTATGTTGCCCAACCTGTAAATTTAGGGTCATCAAATTGTGTTGTTGGAACAGCCGTGTTTGGGTTAAATGCTGGGATGACATTAGCCTCTTTTGCTAATCTTGCTTTCTTTTGTGCTGCTGTCTCAGCCATTAGCGCCTCCTAATGATTTGAATAACCAGTCAGTAAAATCAACGCGCTCTTTACGCACTACATCTTCTGGTGTTGCTTTGCGGATTGCAGTCTCTGCTGCACTGGCTGCTTGCTCTTGAGAAAACCCTGGAACCGTAACAGACTTATTTTCTAGCACACCCTTAGCGTTCTTAACTTTTTTAGTAGTAGTTACTGTTCCAGTGTTAATCATATCATCAATAGACTTTTTAAGATCCATATACCACTTTTGTGTTTTATCTTCTTCGGTCACGCCTTGACCGCGAAGGTTTTGGGATACATCATCAATAATCTTTTGACGTTGCTCGTCTGTGTATTGGTAAATTTGACGTTGTGGCAATCCAGCTGCTTGTGCTGCAGCATCTGCTATGTTTGCAGTCTTTGCTGTTGAGCGAAGGAAATCTTCAATACTCATAGTCTTAACTATTGGGTCTGTTGAGTAGAAAATGTTTTCAGCTAAGCGACCTACCCAAGCACCAAGGGTATTAGGGTCATTGATTGTTTTTCCTGATGCTGCTTTTACTAAACTCTTAATTGAGTTGTAAGCCTTTGGGTTAGTCTTTGAAAGAATAACAATGTATGGAGCAATCTTAATTGGAGCAAGAGATATATCCTTACCTTCCTCTTGTATACCAAACCCAAGAAGTAACCCAAGATTACTTGTAGCACTTGTGCCAGAATTAAATCCAAAAGTAGGCTTTGGTGTTACATTGTCGCCAATTACATTTGGGTTGCCTATGCCGTCTGGAGTCCAAACGGTTAACTTACCAGTACTGTCTTTAGTCCAAGACATTAGTCAATCACCTCATAGTTGTCGTTTTCTAAGTAGCGTGTATAGAAATCACCAAATCCGTTATCCCATAACTTCATTTGTAAAATGTATTCATCCCAATCATTTTTAAGATCAGCATTGGCTGGATCTGAAAGACCTTTGGTACCTAGATTTGCTTTACGATTTGCAAGTTCACGAGCTAAGTAATCACGATTAAGAACATAATCAGAGACTGCTTGCATTGTGTTTGTTTTACCGTACTGACCCATCCATTTTTCATCTTGAACGATCTTAAGAAGACCCTTGACATAACGCTTAGTCTTTGTAAAGTCACCTACAGAGTTATCGTAGGCTTCTTTCCAAGCTGGTAGATAAGTCATAATAGATTGAACTGATCTTTCCCAATCATCTGCAATACCTAGTTGTCGAGCAGCCTCTGAGTTAATACTTTTAATTCCGTACTGAGCAAGGACTGCATCGCGCTGTTTTGCAAATTTTGTGTAGTAGTTCCAACCAAGGCTTTCTTCACGATCAGCTAAGATATCTTCAGTAGCACGACGCTCAGTGTATTTAATCTGTCCACCAGGACGTACTGACTTATCACGGAAATAGTTAGCAGCAGCCTCTGAATACTTATCTTGGTTATTGCCAAAGTTAGCAATAAATCCAACCAAACCTGGAGTGTTGAGTTTATCCATTTCACCCAGTAAAGCATTGTACTTGCGCTGGTTTACTACTGCACCTGATGTTGTAAGTAAGTTAGTTGTATTCTTGCTAGTAGGTGCTGTCATAATATAACCAATATCACCATACTTATCAAAGATATAGTCGTCAACCTTTGTTTTGCCAACTTTTGGATCTTGCAAAGCGCGACGGTAATCATCAATAATTGGTTGCCACTCAGGACGGAATGTAAATGTAAACGGCAATGTTAAGTTTACAGCCATACGAATCTTGTAGATTTGCTGGGCTAGTTTAACTGCATCTTTAAAGTCAGGTTGTGGGCCTTGGCGTCCATTTTGATCCCACTCGTAGTACTGGGTCTTCATAGCACTACCAACTGCATTTGCAAAACTTGGATCATCCAAGCCGCTTTTTAATGTTTCATACTTCTGACCAGCTGCTGGAAGTAATAACTTCCAAGGGTCTGCTGGAGCTTTGCCAAATGGCAAAATACTATTCATAATAACAGTAGCTGTTGTTTCACCGGTGAACTCTACTAAAAAGTTTCTTACACTATCAATACGGTCTGGACGTGAATTAGCAATAAGTGAAGCCGGAAGAGTTACAGGTATTCCAAATGCAGGAACAAGAGGATTTTCTCCTGTTAAAAATACGTTAAGACTATTCTTGGGAATAGATATTTGATATCCCTTTGGGATACCAAATCTTCCTTGTACGCCTTCTGGAATTGTAAACAATAGATATTGCTGGACTGAAGGTGGTGTTCCCGGTGGAACTTCTCTTCCCTCTTCATCTACAACTGTAGCGATACGATTAGGAAGGTTCCAAATCTGTGAGGTACGAGCAATACGTGAAGGATCTTGAAGGAAGAACTTTCCGTAAACCTTAACAGCGTTATACTGTGCATTAAAGAATGGAACCAAGAAACGCATTGTTGTTGAGATACCGGTATTGTTTGTCATACGGTACAAAGTTTCATTAACAGTTTTACGTGATGCTGAATGTGCAGTACGTTGTAACTGAATAATCAATTGAGGATCTTGAAGGTTCTTACCTAGTCCCTCTGCAATGTCAATCTCACTTTGAAGATTCTTCTTGTAAAGTCTTTCATAGAAAGGCCACGCTACAAGATTGTTTTCAGGTGTAGAACCAATAGCTTTGAAGATTCCCGATATAGCAGTATTAATAGAACTTTTAATAATTCCTTTATCATAACGCAAAGTATCATCAACAAAAGAACGTCCAGCAATAGGTGCAAGATTTGGAGCGCCACGCATCAAGGCATCAAATTGTTCTGGACTTAATTCTTCACGTGCAACAAGTGCTCGCATTTGTTGATCTGGAAACAGTTTGTAAATACGAGAACGCGCTTCTGAAATATGAGATCTAATTTGATCTGAAGCAACATCAGCATTGATTTCACGTAAGTAAAATTTACCATCACGACGTAACCATCCAGCAATCTCGCTATCGCCTTGTCCTTGAAGGATACGCATAGCAAGTTGATCTTGGCGTAAGATGCGATTAGCAAATACTGACATTTCATTAAAGTATTGAGGATCAGTAGGTTGAACTACTGTACGACTTTGGCTTAACTTTCCTACATAGCTTCGTGACTCAATACCCTTAATAGCATCGTATGAAAGATAAGTCTGTCCTTCTGTCATCCAGTTAAGCGTATTATCGCTTGCTGCATCTTGACGATGCAAGATGCCATTAGGACCTGCAAATGCTCCGTTAGCCTCTATCTTTACACCAGATGGTGATGTATATAGATCTTGTCCTTCACCAGAGCGAACAATTTTAAGTTCAGCACGACGTGTTGTTAGCTTCTGTGATTGAACAATTCTGTCAAGGATTTCGTTGTCATACTTATCAACCATATCTTGGTAAATACGTATACGATTCATTTGCTGTTCACCTAAAAGATCAGCAATATCTTCATAGTTCATTCCCTTGGAAACTTCATACGAAGTAATAACACGAATATCGGGTTGCTCAATTGGACCCTTACCGCGCATCTTAAATTTACCAGATGATTCTAACTCATCTGCTAAAATTGAAGAAGGTAAACCTTTGCGTGTTTGAATATCTGGAATTGCACCCTGTGGTAAACGGGTTTGCTTTCCAGGAATCTTATAGAAAACTTTTCCACTAGGGAAATCTGCATATACTAAAGTTGTACCTTTAGGAAGATTTGGAACTATCTCCTGACGTACATACTGACCATAAGCTTTGGCCTGTATTTGCTTAAACTTATCCTTATCAGCACCAAACAAAAGACCCTTTTGATCTTTCTGTTTCTTGCTTAATTCAAAATAAATATCACGTTCTTTCTGTGTTAGCAAAGGCTTTGTTTTAGATGTTAAAGCAAGTTCAACCATTCCTGGGTCAACTGCCTTACCAAATGTACCTGCAGCGCCAGCGTAATACTGTGTAGGTGTGATCTCATCTAATATGCTATTACGCACATCAATAGTCTGGCTGCGTTGAGTTACTAACTTGCCAATCTGGTCACGTAATTGACTTGGGTTCTCTAAACCAATCGTTTCTTCAAAAAAGTTTGTAGCTTTAATTGCGCGAGTCTTAGTATTAGATGCTAGATTCTTAATCATACCATCTGTTTTAGCAAGAGCACCTAGTGCTAGTGCTGCACGAAGTTGACCGTCAAGTGTGTTACGAATTGGGTAACCCATACGTGTAAGCACTGAAGCCTTAAACAAAGAGTTAGCAAAGTCAAACATATCTTCAGTCCACCCAGCTGCTTGACGTGACTTGAGTGCTACCTCTGTAGCCTTTACTCCATAAGGACGAACATTCTTATAGATTTTAAGGAACTTATCAAAGTCATTAAAGTCCATCATAGGAACTACGTTAGGCATTTCAGACTTCCAAAATGGGGAAGTGATTAACTTGCCTGCTTCATCTACCCAAAAACCATTTTGTGAATAACTATCCATCATTCCACGACGAACATTGCCATAAGCCTTGTACCAGCGTTGTGCTTCTTCGATGGTCAAACCATTTTCAAGTGCAATAATGTCTGCAATCTCTGATTCAATTTTTTCAACTGCAGCCATACGCTCAGTAGCATTGCGAGCATTCATATATTCTCTGGCAAGTTCATTTTTAGTTTCGATATATCTCATATTGCGTAATGGCTTAACAGAATTAAGCGCATATTTAATCTCACTGTATGAATCTGCTACAGGACCACCGTCAATGCGAACAATACCGCGTGGTAACTTGTTAAATGCTGCCTGAATAACTACAACTGGGCGAGTAAATGCAGACTTTTGGAATGTCTCTGTATAGAAACTAAAATCGTGATACAGGTCAGATGCTTTAGCACGTGCCTTTTCAACTGCTACACCAATATTTTTATTAAATAGGTTAACGTCAGCTGCTGATGTGTATTCATTGATGACCCGATAGTCACCAATACCCTCAGACATAGCGCGTTCTAGGTTAGTATCGCGTAATTTAAGGTCATCAAGGACTTTGCTTAAACGATCATACTCTTGAACCGTAGGAATATGCTGTTCAATATTAACTCCAGCACCCCACTCAATAGTGTTGTAACGCTTTTGAATAGGATCTAAGATATCTTGAGAGCGTTGAATCTCATCAGCAATAGATGCACGAGTAAGTGCAATCTTATTTAATGAACTTGTATCACCAGCTGCTGCTGCAATAAAGTTTGCTACATCATCGTAGGTATTAGCTTCGCCAACAAGACCTGCCATTAAAACTGGATTAGTAGTTCTTCTAATAAATATATCATCTGCTGCTTCTGCAGCGTTTTTGCCAAGTAAACGTTGAGCGACAACACCCATTGGAGTTTCTCTACCAACAACGCCATTAGATTTAACATACATACCGTGAATATCAAGTTCTGAACGAAGGCGAACAATGTCTTCTGCGGATTCAATAGGACGAATAAGGCCGGATAAACGAGCAGCCTTAAGGCCTTTGCCGCCAATGACTAATGGATCTGCGAAAAAGTTAACCAGTCCATCAATACCACCACTTGTAAGTTTTCCAAAGACGTTATCTGTAAATGTTTTTTTACGATCTGATGGAGAAGCAATATCAAATTCAGGATTAAAAAGTTCTACATAAGGTGCGGCAATGGCCTGTCCAGGACTAACATTCTTTGCAAGCTTCCAGTTTTCTACAAGGTTTAGACCTTCACCTGCAACAACATCGGCACTTGTAAGAGCTACGGTGCTAATAGGTTGCGATATCTTTGGATATGCCCATTGGTAGAATTGATCTACTTCTTTCATACCAAGGTTAAATGCAGTATCTAAACGTATTACTTCTGCTGGCTTAGTAACAGTGTTAACTGCTTTACCGGCATACTTGTTTGAAAGATCGTCAATAAGACGCTTAGGCTCATTAGTAATGTTAGAAACATTTACACCAGGGGCCAATTGGCTTGCTTGCTTTTGAGCAAGACCACCAGCAAGAGAAACGCTTGCTTGTGGAATAGCGCCAGCTGCATTGCCAATAGCATTGCTGATGGCTTGTTTAATACCGTCCCAATAGTTAGGCATACTTATGCCTCCCGTGTTAGGTAATCTATAAAACCATCTCTGTCATAATCTGATTCCCAAGGAATTTGTGCAAGCGAAAGTATGATGCCTGGGTGGTCATAACCTAGTGCATCAACAAACGCTGTAACATCTTTAACAAATTGCTTCACATATTCCCCTGTAATGCACGAACAAAAATTCTAAATGATTGCGGTGTATCTGGAGCTGATGCCATTGCATCAAGTGCAGGAAGGTACTTTGCAATTATATCTGCTTCACCTTGTTGACTCTGATTCATCATTAAAGCATCTGATCCTGGTCCAGCACCCATATTGATACCTGAAGTAATTGGACTATCTGGTCGTTCAGTTGGTGCAAACAATTCTGTTGCTGGTCCCTGTGATGCTGCTTCACGTACATCTGAGCCACGAGCACCACGTACATCAGCGGTTTTAGCAAGCGGAGCACCTGACTTAATAGCCTGCGTCTCTACGCCTTCACCATAACCTGTTGAACCCATTTGTAGATTATCGGTACGAGTGGAGAATTTACCTGGGCCTGCTGGTCCAGCCAGTGGATTCATCATACTCACTGTTTGTCCTCCTCTAGTTTTTCTAAATCTGCTGTCATATCTTCCCAAGCTCTGTTGGTTTGGGTAAGACGATTTGATTGGTAAATAGATAATTCCATTAGCTCACCTGTTAATGTTTCAATAGATGATGCTATGTTGTGTAGAAAACCTACACCGATAACCACAAAATCAAGAAAGCGCACTGGGCGAGAAATGTATTTATCATCTTTCATCGCCCAGTACACCTTCCATTAAAAGTTATTATCCCTTTTTTACTGCGTTGCCACGCTTTCCTGCTGGAGTCATTCCGAAGAACACCTTACCGCCTGCTGGCTTAGAGGTATCTTTCTTGCCTTCAACTGGCTTTGAAACTGGCGCAGTTGCGCGAGATCCTTTGTTCATATTTACACCTCCTCTGATTATGCTGCGCCGGTGATACCAGCTAGTAGTTGGGCTATATCGGGTTTTTGACCAGCAGCAGGGGCCTGACCAGCTTGTTCTTGTGGAGGTTGCTGCGAGGCAGGAGCGGGGGCCACACCTGCTGCTGGAAGTTGTTGTTCCATTCCTGGTGCCATAGGTGGCATCTCTTGGACTGGAGGTTGTTCTGGTGGTGTAAATGCTTTTTCGATAACCGCTTCTAGCGATTGGCCCTTTTGCCGACCTTGGATAACACTTGCGATGCGTGTGATAATCTCACTAGGGTCTTGACCTTGCGCCGCGAGGGCTGGAATTGCCTGAGCATACTGTGCAACAGCAACACGCAAAGAATCGCGCATCTCTTCAATATCAACACGTTGTTCCTCCTGAGTTACGTTCAAGTCCATTGGGATCTCACGACGTACATAGTCACGAGATACGAGTTTGTCTGAACGCATTTGTAGTAGGGCAATGATGGCACGGTTTGGGTCCATACCAGACATAATTCCGTAGCGTACATCTACGCCGTACTCGCCCTTGATGTCACGAGATGGTGTGTACTTAAGAACATAAGGTGTTCCATCATCTGTTCCCTTGATGGTCTTTGGAATACCACCAAATACTTTTTCATCTGCTTCAAAGCAAATTGAGATAAGTTCTTGGAACATACGGGCAAATTGTGCTTGTGCTGACTTGATCTGTGTATCAAAGCCTGCTTGTAGTGCTTGTACACCACGACCAGTAACTACTGATGCACTGATATCTCCTGACCGAGATTCAGGATAACGAGCACCAAGACGTAGTTCACGTTCTAGTACACCAGATTCAGTAAAGATTCCAGGTGGTAGTTCTAGTGGAACACGGCGGATACCTTGCGGATTAGCAGAACGCATAATTGAATCTGGACCAAGTGCCAACTCTTGCACATCTTGTGGAATAGCAATAGGTGCTTGGATAGATTTTTCTGCTGCTTGGATCTGCAATACTGCAAAACGAGCACGAGCAAGTTGTACTGATAGAACATCATCAAACTGTCCACGTGCTTCACCATCTAGGGAAGAGCGCATTACGACAGATGCCATAGCTCTACCTAGGATATTTGGTGTGCGTGATAGAACTAGGTTCTTACGCTCTGGTAGGTAGAGTAGGTCTTGGTCCTTGTCGTGGTATTTAACCATTGAGATATAAGGAGAAGATAGAGCGTACTGGTTCTTACCTAGAATTAAATCGTAATACTCTGGATATTGCCCAGCTAGTGTCTCTGCATCGGTAACGATTACCTGAGTTACAGATAATACGCGACCATAGCGATCTAACTCTGGATAGGTACCAAATGGGTTGAGCATACGGATACGAGGATTGTTGTCCTCAAAGTCCATCTCAACCATACCAATACCAAGACCATAGGTGTTATACCAGTCTGCTCCTGTGTACATCTGCAGTTGTAGGTCCGAGTTTGTTACATAAAAGTTTGCAATACGAGTTCTAGTATCTGCTGCCTTACGTGCTGCATCTGAAACCATATTAGTTGCAGAGCAGTTAAAGGATGGCAGTGGTGCCATCGCTTCTGCTAGATCTCGTGCTGCAACGTCAATGAAGTTTGCAACCAGAGGCTTTGGGTAATCCTCTGAAAACATTGCGGGATATACCTTAGAGATATCTCCCTGACGCACCGAGAGCACATCACGCATACGTTGATCTCGCGCTGATGAGCGAGTACGTAAGCGTGCGAGCTTAGCGTCAACTTCTTTGACTGATAACAATTAAAGTCCTAACGATTGATTAAAAAAATTACTTACATACCTTCTGTTGCTTTTTTAACGCGAGCCTTTGCTTCACGATTGACAATTCCTTGAGCACGTGATGCTGTGCGTCCACGGTCTAACTGAATACGAGTTGTAACAATAGGAATTAATTTTTGCTGCAAAGCAACCTTTTCTGCTGGCTTTAACCCAAGATCTTTAAGTCCTTGATTAACATATTTAATTGCGGCAATCTGTGCGTTGCCATCGGCTGCTGCCATCTTCTGTGTCTTTAATACTTTTTCTGCTTTTGATGCCATTTTATTATCTCCTTATTAGATGAACGTGCGATCTTTTTCGGCGAGCAGTTCATCTATATTGATAACCGTTCGCTTGCCTCTCTCATAACGAGAGAGGAATGGATTTTTCATATGGTGGGTCGCGTGGATGCCTTGGTTAAGCATCTCGCGTGCTCGGATCTCACAGAACCAGAGCGCCATCACCATATCTGTTTTACCTTTAGTGGTAGGTGACCAGGTAATGAGTTGTTCTATTAAAGCTTTAATGTTTTCAGTTTGGTCACTAGGTAAGTGAATAAGGTTGTCGCGGTGGTGCTTGCCGTCAAATTGTTTTGTGCCGAACAAGGTGGACATCGAAGCAACACCGAAGCCGGAGTCCCACTTATTGTTTCCAGTATGGTGCTCTCGCAGTAACACTCCCCTGGAGGCAAGGTTTTGGCGGATGCCCTCATCTTGCGTAAGGAAGGATTGAAAGGCATTCTTTTCTACTATCCACTCACTGGGGGTATAAAGGGTGGTCCAGTCAAAAATTAACTGACGGATTGCAGCAGGCGTTGGCCTAGTAATTTTAATAGCATCAACGATATAGCGTTTATGTGTAACGCGATCAACAGCGTAACAAATGGCGGCTGTATCACCAACCATAGCGGGGTCAAGACCACAAATAAAAGAAAAGCCGTTAACATCACGCGGATGGCCTGGGTTACCAGGAACCAAACGACCTGCTTTACGCATACCATCAATAGAACCTCTTACACATACTGGGTCATAGATTGCATCATCTGATATATCTTGCTGTTGATAAACCAAAGCCCAGGTACTTGCATCCATAGCTTGACGTTCATTGTAAAGGTTGCGACCATTCCATCTAGGATAGAGGCCGTCTTGGTCTAAATCTGATTCTGTCTGCCCATCAAAGGGAGCATCACTTGCAGGCCACAAGGTTTCCCATTTCTCAGGGTCCTCATCTGTTGTTAAAAGCGCCGGCATAGCAAGATAGGTCCAAGGTACCAAGCCACCAGGGTAGCGGTCTTCGGAGCGTAGCTCGCGGTATAGGTCAACTGCGGTAACGCGGGTTCCTACGATAATCAACTTACCGGTAGGGTTCAAACGAGAGCGCACGTCCTGGGTCAACCAGCGGATCTGCTTTTCAAACTCGTTGGCGTTCTTTAAGGTAACGGCGTCGTCTACAATAATCATATCGGCACGCTTACCGTAGATCTGACCACCAATACCAACGGCTTCGATGTTCGGGTCTTTTTCAGATGACTCACGTAGCTCATCACCAAAGGTGACACGGGTAGCCTGCCACGAGGCTGACTTAGAGTTAAACCCTACGCCAGCAGCGTAAGCCTGTTGGAGTGCTTCATAGTTAGGATGCGTCAGGCGTTGCTTGATGGCGTAGAGAAAGTCGGCGGCTAGCTGCTGAGTCTGAGAGACAATCAGCACACGAAAGTTAGGGTTTTGACAAACCTGCCAAGTAACGTAATCAATCGTCACAGTCATAGACTTGGCGTGGTTGGGTGGGATGTTCAAAAGGATACGGTTATTAGCCAGACCCTTTTCGTACTTCATACTGGGGTGTAGCCACTCAGGTTCACGGCCTTCGATGACATCTATTAGATTCTGCTGATGTGGAAAGGTGCGGGAGTGTAGGTACTTCTGGCGAAACTCTGCAAAGGTAAGGTCGTGTACATCAGATGCTGCAAAGGACTTGTCCTTGAGGCCAAGGCGGGTTCGGTCAACTTTGTCAGTAAAGATCTTGTCTGTACGTCGGTAGTACTCATAGGTCTTAATGGATTTGCCAGCCGAGGCGCAAGCGGCCTCAATGGTCATACCTTCAGCTACACAGCCAAGGATAATTCTCTTGGCGATGTCAGCACTATTGTCTGCCATTGTACTCCTTAGATGGGCCGGAATCGGATCATATCTTTACTAGGTCGAATGTTTCATCTACCAGTAGATAGACCAATCCCCACTAAAAGTACTGGGCAGATCGGGCTTAGCGCCCGAAGGAGCTACAGCGAACTGAGGGGTAAGTTAGTGCTCGGCCTAGGGGCCTCGCTAGAGGCCAACCGTTGACTGCTCAGGGTCTTTCCCATTAAAGCCCCTTACTATATATAAGGCAGGAAATTTAACGCATTTCCCGTTTTTAGAATGTGACCTTACTCACAGTATATATAACCGCAGGTCAGAGGCTAAATCAGCTTCACTTTAGCAAATATTTTTTGTGTGGGTATATATAGATCCCCCGTGCACAAATCAACAACCCCGGGTGCCCCTTCCCGCTGCCCGACTCTTACTGTATGGTAGATGGTTAGACAGTTGCGGGCTGTCTGTCTACCCGCATTGGCAAGGGTTAAAGGTCTTGCTACCGCTACGGCACAATTCACTATCCCGCGCCTAGCCGATTAAGTAACCGCATCAACCCAAGCAACAACCCAACCCAACCAACCCAAGCCAACCGACCAATCAACACGAACCGATCACCTCGCCCCGATCTGCCTTGCCTTGCTTCAGCTCTCACAGGAAGCACACAGGAAACTCCCAAGTTACCAGGATTGGATTGCCGGTAACTTACTGCAAAACGTTATCAAACTGTTACCAAAGCTGCGCCTTTAATTGTCTCCAGTATGGGGGAGGCTACCCCTGTTTTTCTGGTACAGTTAGCACCAGCAGAACCCGAACAATCTGCGAAAGGGTTACAAATGGCAAAGAAAAATTGCGGTGCCTGTGGTTTATTTATAGATGAGCAAGAACAAGATACAAAAGGCTTTCACCTTCCCGAACTATGCGACGCAAATGATGAAGCCTTTGATTATGAAGGAACTATTCGCTTCACAACTGACAAGCAACTCACAGATGAACAACTGGCACAATTGATAGACCTAATTACTTTACAGATCGTTGAACCAGTTGATGAGAACCAAGAAGACGAAGACTATTCAACAAGAAACGCTGAAGTGACAGTAAAGGAAGTGAAATAAATGGAAGACTTCGGCACTTATTATCAAGAAAGATGCAAGAGTGCATCAGAAGATCAAGGCATCACCACGCTAGTTTCAGAACTGAAAGCACTAGGAATAGAAGCAGAAGAAGCGCAAACTGGTGGCTTCACAATGTGCGCCTACATTGTTTTGAAAGGTGATCGTTACATCTATGCAAATTCCTATGGTGCTGGTCTCTATGGAGAGGACTTCATCAAAGACATCTACCTGAACGAAAGCGAAGGGGACGACTTAGCAAGAACAAAAGATGTAGCGCGAGGCGTTGCACAATGGATAAAGGAAAACAACAAATGAACAGCACCTGCCAACAATGCGGAGATGATAACGACCTTTTGACCGCCTTCACTCAGAACAAAATCTGCGGGAAATGCACCAAGAAAAACCACAAGAAAGCCACCAAATAACCAGATCGAAACCCCTTCGGGGGTCGTGGCGTAATTCGTCACCTGATGAGATCAGATACTGAAAGGGTTAGCAAATGAAAATGGGAACGATCACAAAGACACAACAAAAGAAACTGGACTATGACTATGCAAAAGAGCAACTTCTGACTCACTACGTCAACGAAGGAGATACGATTTACACAGTCCTGAGAAGCGTTGCCCCTAGTGGAATGAGTCGCACGATGTCCCTCAAAGTGGCAAAGAATGGCAAAATCCAAGACCTGACCTATTACGCCTCGGTTGTTTTGGATTATTCACTCGTTGAGGTCAATGGATCCCGCGCTCTTCGCGTTGGTGGTGCTGGAATGGATATGGGTTTCCACGTGGTTTACAGCCTCGCCCGCGTTCTTTTTCGTGATAAGTACGAAGGACAACCCGAAGCCGTAGACGCTGGCTATTCACTTTCTCAGGCGTGGCTCTAATGCGAAGCGTCACCCCGCGAGGCTGGTTCGTGCTTGGAATTCTTGCCGCCGTTGCTCTTTGGTTGCTGGTGCTGGTGTCTGCAAATCTTTGGTGGGTTGGATTTAGCTCCGCCGAAGCTGAATTCTTGGGTTGGTGTTGGGGATCTATGACCGAATGCGTCCCATTGTAGAAGCGGACTATCGGGCACCGGTTCGGGTCGGTGCCTGGTGGTCTGCAGCTAGACGGCGGCAGAGGGAGAGAGCAAGAGCGATCTACCTACAAAAAAGGGAGAAAGTTATGAGTAAGGGAGTGAAAGCTTTATGCGTTAAGTGTGGCACGCACGAGGGTTTATTTATTGTGCTAAAAAATGGCGAGAGACTACCTAGTTACACAATTAAAATCGGTGAGGGAATAGTCTGTAATGGGTGCAAGATTAAGGCGGTAGCGTAATGGTTTTTGTGAGATTGCCACACTCAGGGGCTTATGTCCTATACCAAATGGTAGGCGAGGGCGCGGGAAAGTATCTATTTACCCGCACTTATTACGGCTACACAATTAAACAAGCTAAGGCACAATTTAAGCTAGCACTAAAGGAGGCTAAGTAATGGGATACAAGTACACGCTAGCGGAGGCGGGCAAGATGACTAATCAAGAGCTACTTAATGCACTACTAGCGCGAGAGGTAGCACCGCGCACAATAATAGGCACCGGCTACATCAACGCCCGACAGGTAGCTATCGAATACCTACAAGGCGAGATAGCGAAAGAGGGAGAGGGTAAGTAATGGACACAATCGAGCAGCTAATAAATGAGATACACGAGGATAACTATTCTCATTTAGAATTTGATGAGAATATGGGAGGTGAGGGGTGCGAGTGCGCCATTCACACCACACTAAATACTATCGTTAAATACAGGGACAAGGGAGAGGTAGAGTAATGAAAGATAGATACCTAGTAACGCTAGAGGTAGAAACCTACGACGGAGATCCTAAAAATTGGGATTGGTCACACTTATTGGTTAACGACAAAACAAGATTTATCGAAAGTCAATTCAAGGGTAGAGTACTACCCACTAGCGAGGGAGAGAGTAAATGAAGCGGTATTTATTTAATGTGCAGAGTACCTATGCTGTAATAGCTGAGAATGAAGCACAAGCACAAGAGATGCTAGACAATAATCAGGGAGAGTTAAGAGACAGAGACACACTACTAGTGGAGGTGGGCGATAATGAGTAGAGTGACAGGCTTTACAATCTTTAACAAGGAGACAGGGCAGAAGCTGGCAACGCTTCCACTTACTATCCC